GCTGTCTGACGGACTTCTGCAACGACTTGCTCGCGAAACGACAGCAGGCCGGGGGCCCGCCATGCTTCGAACGTGGTCGGTAACGGTGGTTGAAAAACTCCCTTTTCTACTTCACAAAGAGCGTATCGCTCAACCAGTGCCCTTTCCACCGAAGACACTGAGTTGTTATAGACACCCAAGTTATGGTTGTCCCCCATGCGCGATACTACATGGTACGTACGTTGCTTTACCGGTTGCCCATCCTCACACACACGAAGTGTGAAAGGCGGGGGCCCTATTAGACGCCGCGCACGACGCACCTCAGGTAGCCAGTACATGGCCTCCCGTGGCACCTCATGCTTGGTGTCCACCCCCCTGTGTCGGACTGGGCGTCCTCAGTAGTCGAACCCGACTGGTTCACTCGCTCCAATGAACCAACGGAAGAACCGACTATTCTTGACACCCCTCGCACGCCACGTTGACACCTTATAGTGACTGTCGTCCTCGAAGAAACAGCGCTCAATCTCCACCAAGTGAGCCGCCGCATCCTTCGCACGCACATTCCAGTCTCTAAGCATCTTCGCAGCCTCCGCGCGCACGACCGACACATTGCCCGGCACTGAGCGGTCTGCAGAGCCCATACCGAGCTTGCACCGCAAAGCGACGACGACTTCTACGACGAGGCGGGGGATGTGGTGGACTCGTTGCGCGTTGAGTCTCTCCACATCGGCAACAACCTGCTCACGTACACTACGCTCACCCACTGGGTGCAGCGTGGTCATCATCTCGTGACGCACATTGCGCTTCATCGCCCGTTCGTAATCCCACGATGCCACCGTGTCCCCCTGACAGCAGCAAAGTAGCGAGAAGCGTGAGACTGCACGCTTCACCTGCTTCCACCATGAGTCCTTGAAGTGAGGAATCTCCATGGCGACGGGGTCATCAACCGCGTCTGCAGGATTTTCAGCCGCCTCCTGGGCAGCTGGGGCACCTTGCGGTACCTCTTCGCGTAAATCGCGCATGGCATCCATATAGTCGTTGATGCGGTCAGCGAGGTTGGGCCCCTGGTGGGGGACCACTGCCTCACGTGTGTAAGGCACCATTGCTAACTCGTCCACTGCTGGGGCAGGAGTGGCGACTGGCGTGTTGCGCCGATGACGTCCATAGCCGAAGTTGAACATCGCACAGTTTGCTCGCAGTTACAATTTATCCTCAAATTAATGATAGACCGAGCCTTCAAACCCCT